TCTAGGTCAACACAAGCATATGAATCTTTACCATATGCATATCCTATATGAACTTCTTTTTCTCCTTCTACTACTGTTTTTAAATTTGTAGTTTCAAAGAATTTCATACCATGCATTTTTCCTAGTTCACCTTTTGCCATTTGCTCTGGTTTAGCATATTTAGAAACATCTACCCAGAATGGGTCCTCCATTAAATCATATGCCATGCTTGGGTCTACTTGCATGTGATAGAATCCATCTTTAAATCTTTTAGCTTTTGCATTTTTTAATTTTCTTACAAGCTTTTTGATATCTGCTCCTGTTAAAACAGCAGTTACAGCACCTCTTGTTTCTACACCACCAGCATAGAATACGTTTGTGCCTTTTGATATAGCTTCTTGGATACGAGTATCTACTACTTCTCCAGCTTCTTCTCCTAGCACTTCAGATGTTTCTGTTATTATTGGGTCAATTCCTGTCATTTGAATTAAATCAGAAATTACTACATAATCTCCTTCTTGTTTAACAACAGCATTGATGTTTGTGATATTTAAATCATTTCCATCTGGTGTTACACCTTCAGATAAACTTGATGTTGGAGCAGTTAATGAATTAAATTTTCTAAAATTCATTGTTGTTCCACTATTTTTAGGTAATTTTTTCTTTTGAGCATCTTTATAGAAATTTAATACAGGTAATAATCTTTCTATTAAAGCTCTTTCATAGAATATTTTATCTTCTGCAGATAATTGATTGTGTCCTGACACATTTGTTATAGTTTGTATTTTTGTAGCCATTTTAAATTCCTCCTATTACTACACGATTCCATAATAGCTACATTTCTTGTAGCTATTTCAATTCACCATCTTTGGCTTTTTTTAGATATTTTTCAAATTGTTCTCTAGACATGTTATTCCAGTTAATCTCCTGTGGCTCTCCACTATTGATTGCTCCTGGAGTAGCATTGTTATTTGCAACAATTTGTTTTGCTGTTTCTACTGATTTCTTTTGGTATTTATCTATAAAGCTTTTATAACTTTCATAGATTTCTGCTAGTGGCATTGTTCCCACTTTACCTTTTGCAAAAATATCAAAATCCTTATCTTTAGTAAGTTCATTTAGTTTTTCTTCACCATACTTACCTACAAAGTCTTTGGTATCATTTTTATACCATTCTTCTTGTTGTAGCTGTTTATCTAGTTCAATTTGCTTTTTTGCTTCATCTCTTGCTCTAGATTTTTGGAGTTCTCTATATCCTGCAACTGGGTCTTGACCTTTTGCATCCAATTCATACATATCTTCGTATTCTTGTGCATCATATTGGTCTTTGATTATTTCTCCAGTATAAGGATTTTCTTTACCAATTAAACTATCAACTCTACCTTGTTTTTTGCCTTGTTCAAAAGCTTCATTACGAATTTTTTCTATTCTTGCTTCAGCTTCTTTTTCAGCTTGTATCCTTGCTAATCTTGCAACTTTATTGTCCTCTTTAGATTGCACAGGTTTTTCTGCATTACTCTCTGCAGTATCTTCTGCAGATTGCTCTGCATCTTCTACAACATTTTCTGTTGTATCTTCAGGTTGAGTAGTTTCCTCAACTTGATTTGTAGTATCTTCCAATACCTCGTGTTGGTCAGCGCCTCCAACATTGTTTACGCTTTCATTTTCTAATTCGTTATTCTCCATAACATTTCCTTTCATATGAGATTTTTGCGCTTTTCTCTTGCGAATTTATAGTTATAAGCCCAACTATTTAGGCAGTAAAAAAAGAGCCTATTGGCTCTCATTACTCATTATTTGTGGTGCAGGTTGTTGTGCCTGCTGTAATATTCTTGTTACATATTGTAATACTTGTGGATTACTTGCTATTTGCTCACTTATCTCTGGTGGCAATAGCTTTTTCTTCCTTATTTGTTTTAATCTTGCTTTAAATGGCATTGCATTATCTGGATATAACTCTATAAACTCATCAAATGTTATATCTCCTCTTTGCAACGATGCCTCTAACAATGCTATAGACATAGATTCAGAATAAGCACTTCCAGCACCTACATCTATAACTGTATTAAATTCCATACCTCTATACTGCGCACCATTAAATGTTTCTGTTGTTGTTCCTTCTTCTCCTTCAACAGTATATATAGTATCAAAATCATAATATGCTTTAAAAAACTGTTCCCATATCTTTGCTATCTTGGAATGAACTCTCCAAAACTTCTTCTGCATATCCTCAATAGGAACTTTTGCTTGACTTTGTAATGCTACAATAGCACTTCCTGACATATTTGCTCCTAATACTTCACCTGATGCTATCTCTGTTGCTCCTGTGAATACTCTTACAAGTTCTATTAACTTGTCTGATACAGCCATAGGTGTTGAACTAAATGCAGGTGGATTTAAGTATTTTATACCATCAAATCCAGGAGAGTAGTCAGTTATTATTTCTCCAGGTTTATTTGTTATACTTTTTCCATTTAATGCTCTTGGTCTAGTAACTATTTTAGGAAATCCTATATTCTGACCTGCCATAAGCATCATAGCATAGTTAAAGTTGATAGATTTTTGTATTGCAATAAGCTGTTCTACCTCACTTATTCCATAAATACTTCCTTCTCTATCTTTATGTTGTCCTACTGCTATTGGATATAAAGTCATTTTAAAACTTGCTTCTACTGGTTTATCTGCTACTCCTAATGAATCTGTATCTTCATTTAATCTATTATCTTCATCTAATTCAAGCTTAACTGATTCTTTATTTGGAGTTAATGGTGTTTCAGGTTGTATAACTACTTGTTTTGTAGTCTTTGTATAATAAACTTCTCCATTTACTCTAAAATATCTAGTTAACACAGTAGCATATGCTTCTCCATCTTGTTCTTCAGTATCATAATTCTTTTCTGAATCTTCATCTGCTTGTATTAGTTCAATTTCACTATCTTTTATTCCATTTTTCTTTGCTATCTCTTTTAATGTTTTTACATTTTCTCTACTTTGCAGTATTATCCATTTTTGTTTTTGTTCATCTGTTTCTTTTGGATTTGCAAATACTACATTAAGTAAATCTACTAATTGTCCATTTAATCCTCCAGCATATCTTGCAAGTCCTGTTTTTTGTTCAGTATCCCAAAAATAATGATATATATATGTTCCTTTTCTTAATCCATCAGTTATTGCTTCATTGTCTAAATCTTCTTGCTTTAATTCTTTATTGATATTCAATGCAAAATTAGTTAAACTTTCAGCACCTTTTACTGCTTCATCATTTTCAGAATCAACATATACTAATGGTTTATATATCATCTTTATTTTTGCAGATAATATATTTGACTTTTTGTTATTTAATATAAATTCAATAATATTTAGAACTGGTCTTGGTAAATTCTTTGTTCTTTCTGTTGCTGGCGCCCATTGTCTGCCTTCTGCAAAATCAACACACATCTCACATGTTTCTTTTAAATGCAGTTTTCTTTGATATGCCAATCCATTTTCCCAATCTTTCCATATTTCTTTTGCAAGGTCTATTCTATCCATTATTTAATCTCCTTTTTTGTTGATTCCTCACCTGTGATATATTCTTCATATACATCATTTGGAGTTATAGCATTTGTTCCATCTTTTTTACCATTTATCCATTCATCTACTAAATCTCCAATATCATTTGGTGGATTATCTTTTTTTCTAAATGTAATATCTGATGTAACAAAAAAATAAACTAGGAATGGTATTGCTCCTAGTAAATAACCTATTATAACTGATACTAATATCATCTTTTATTCCTTTCTCTACCAACTATAATCATCTTCTGCATCTACTACTTCAAGTTCAAATGGTAGTCTTTTAACTTCTTTTATTTCCTGTGGCTCTAAAGTCCAATATACACAAAAACCTCTAATTGCATCTGGTCCATGTGTTATTTCATGAGGTTCATTACATACATCTCCAATTCTTTTTGGGTCATGTTGTAATTGTGGTAAACACCTTATAAGATTTGTGCAAGTATTAAATATCTTTAACCTTGCTGTTGTTTTTCCTTGTTCATCTGTAAATGGCTTTAGCCACTCTTTAACTTGTAGCCAGCCTTGTATTCTATCATTATTTGTTTTATATAAGTCTATATCTCCTTCTGCAAATATATCTGCTGTGCTTTTTCCAGTTTCTTTATGCCTATTCCACATATCAGGTGGTGCTAAATGAATATATACATCTTCATTTGTCATACTCTTAATTAAATCTCTTGCACTTGATACTAGCAAATCAGGTTTATATACTTCTCTTATTACATATGCATTGTTTTGTGGGTCCACTGCTATCCAGTAACCTGCAAGCATATCTAATCCATAGTCTAACGTAAAATATATATACCAATGTTTTGGTATTTCAAATGGCTCTATTACATGCACATCTCTTCTAAACTCATCAAAGAATTGTCCATCAAACACATCCCAGTTACCATATAACATTGCTTTTTTTCTATCTTCTGGAAGAGCTTCTAATGTCTTTACATAGTCAGGGTCATTATTCATAATATATTCATTTTCAAATACTAATGCTGGAATAAATACATAGTCATCTGCATTTTCTCCCTGCTTATATTCTTTATCAATAAACAATCTTTTTACCCATATATGTCCTACTCCACCTGGATTACATGTAAAATACATTCTAGGTTTAATAGGTTTTCCACATTGTCCACTCAAACGATTAGATTCTGTTAGACATTTAAACTGAAATTCAGTAAAATGTGTTGCTTCTTCCATGAATATTACTTCATATGCTTGACCTTGATATTGCAATACATCAGTTTCTTTATCACAGTAACCTAATTTTATTCTACTTCCATTTGGGAATCTAAATTCCTTTGTGTTATCTTTATATGTAGCTACACCTTGTAATTCTTTTATAAATGGTATAACGTGATTCTCTCTTAACTCATTTAATGTTCTTCTTAACAACAATATTTGCACACCAGGATAGTTTAGAGCTATAAGTGTTGCTTTTCTTCTTGCTACATGGCTCTTGCCTCCACCTCTTGCTCCTCCATAACATGTATATTTAGCTCTACTCAAGCAAAATTCTTGTTGCTTTGGATATAATACACCGATTTCATAGTTCATTATTCAGCAAACCTCTTTATTTCATCACTCATACTAACTGTTATATTACTGTTTTCTGTTGATTCTCCTTTTGCTAATGCTCTCTTATCGTATAATGTTCCTACTGCTGTTGTTATTTCTGATAATTTATTTAATTGTAATGCTTCTATTTTATTTGCTAATGCTTTCTTCCTCTTGTAGTTAGCATCTTTATCTTCTAAATCCATTACATCATCCAGCATCTTATCCAGTTCATTTTGCTGTTCTAATGCTGTGTCTATTCTTCTCTCCAACAATGTTGTTGCTTTGTCTATTATTCTTGTTGCTTTATCTGCAAACTCTTCCTTTTTATCCATGCATAGTTTTGCAAATTCCTCTTTTTCTATATTCTTTTTATACACAGTTTCAACAGTTTTAACTGGTATATCTAACTGCCTTGCTGTTTCATTAAAA